GGGTGCGTACGTCGGAACGTTCGTGCAGATGGAGATGCGACGCGAGCGGCCCAAGCAATCGAAGCCGGTGTGCTTCCATGATGACTTCTGATGCGGGAATTCGACTACCCCGGCACGCGCTTTGTGCCTCGGGAGTATCAACTCCCGATCATGGGTTTCTTCGACAAGTGCCTGGAGAAGGCCATCCCTGGGCGCGCGTGGTGGTGCATGCATCGGCGGGGCGGCAAGGACCGCACGATGCTCGTGCAGGCCTGCAAGATGTCGCAGACGCGCATCGGGACGTACTGGCACCTGCTGCCTTCGCTCAAGCAAGCGCGCAAGGCGGTCTGGGACAACATTACGCCGGAAGGCAAGAACCTGATCGACACGACGTTCCCGCGCGAGATGATCCGCAAGAAGAACGAACTGGAGATGAAGCTCACGCTGCACAACGGCTCGATCGTGCAATTATTGGGCGCCGACAACTTCGATTCCAATGTGGGTGCGTCACCCGTACACGCAACCTTCAGCGAGTACGCGCTCTCGCATCCGAGGGGCTGGCATTTAGTGAGGCCGATCCTGACGGAAAACAACGGTACTGCGGCCTTCATCAGTACACCGCGAGGCTACAACGATTTCCACGCGCTCGGTGAGGTAGCCAAGCTCGAACAGTTCAGCGGCCGGTGGTACTACGGCATGATGGACATCAACTACACGATGACCCGCGGCGGGCGGATGACGCCAGAGAAGGTGGCGCAGGAGATCCGCGACGGGATGCCGGAAGAGTTGGTCAGGCAAGAGTACTACTGCGACTTCAGCGCCGCGAACGTGGGCGCGATCCTCGGCAAGTGGATCGAGCAGGCGGATAGAGACAACAGGATCTACGACTTCGTCACCGACGGCCAGATCGAGTTGTCGGCTGACATCGGGTTCCACGACACGGCCGCGTTCTGGGCGTGGCAGCGGCTTCCGAATGCGTGGTTCGCCGCATGCGGCTACGACGAGGGCAGCGGCAGAGACGCAGAGGACTGGATCGAGCACTTCGACAAGAGCGGCTGGTCGCCCGACAAGGTCTCGATGCTGTGGCTGCCGCACGACGCGAGGGCGAAGACCTTCGCGACGAAGACCAGCGCGCAGGAGCGCTTTAAAGCAGCAGGATATCGGGTCGAGATCGTCCCGATGCTCAGTGTAGCAGACAGGATTTCAGCAGCACGGAAGGTCGCGCGTCGCACGATCTTCCACCGGACCGCGTGTGAGTTGGGGCTCAAGGCCCTGCGCGCGTGGCAGTTCAAATATAACGAGGAGACTCGGCAGTTTGGCGCGAACCCGGATCACAACTGGGCCTCGCACGGTGGAGATGGCTACTCGTACGGCGCGATCGTTATGAACCCGCGCGCGATACAGCCGCCGCCTCCGCCGCCACCGGTTGCGCCGCCGGTAACACACAACAAGGTCTACACCTTGGATGATCTTTGGGAGACCGCTCCAGGCGGAATGCAATGAGCTACGATACCGCAGCAGCACCGCAGGACCAGCCGGCGAAGGCCGACACCGCACAGAAGCCCGGCGCTCCTGGCGATGTCAGCAACCCGTACGCGCCGTTCCAGAACAATCCGCTTGGGATACAGCAGTTCTGGCAGCGCGAGATGGAGGCCGGCAAGAAAGAGCGGAAGGATTTCGATGCGAAGAGCGTCGAAGTTATCCGCGCGTTGATCGACAAGCGCGGCATCGACGAAGGCATGCGCAATCACATCAACCTGTTCTGGTCCACGTACGAGGTGCAGAAGGCGTCGCTCTATGCGCGCGTCCCGAAGGTCGATGTCACGCGGACGCACCGCGACAGCGAAGACGACGTGGCTCGTGTAGCCTCGATCATGCTGGAGCGCATCCTGAACTGTGGCATCGAGAAGGACGGCAGCGACTTCGACGCGAGCGCGCGTCATGGCATCACGGACTATCTCACGGTGGGCCTGGGCCAAGTCTGGTACCGCTATGACTCTGAGATTGGTAAGCAAACGATCGAGCCGACCTACGGCCCGACACCGCCGCCGCCGCAGACTGATCCGATGACTGGCCTGCCCGCTGTGGACCCCGCCACGGGCGCACCGATGCCGGCGCCGCAGCCACAGGTGATCGATCAAGGCGGCACATTCGATGTCAAGCTGTCCGAGGACTCGCCAACCGACTACGTCTACTGGCGTGATTTCATCTGGTCACCATGTCGCACCTGGGAAGAGAATCGCTGGGTCGCGAAGCGTGTCTTTAAATCGAAGGCGCAGGCGACCAAGCTCTATGGCGCCGCGAAGGCCGAGTTGCTGTCGTATCGCAAGCAAGCCGGGCGCCAGGGCGAAGAGGGCGTCGGCGCCGACATCGACAATCAGGCGCAGGCGTTCGAGAAGGCCGAGTTGTGGGAGATATGGTGCAAGGACACCAAGCGCGTCTATTGGTTCGCCTTCGGGCAGAACGAGATCCTGAAGTTCCAGGAAGACATGCTGGGTCTTGAAGGCTTCTTCCCATGTCCCGAGCCGCTGACGACCAACACGACCACGTCGCGCTTCATGCCGAAGAGCGACTACATGATGGCCGTGGATCTGTTCAAGCAGATCAACGAGATCCAGACGCGCCTGTCGTGGCTCGTGAAGGCCTGCAAGGTCGCGGGTCTGTACGACAAGAACAGCGTCGAGATCAAGAACATCTACAAGCAAGGCGAACTCTCGCTCGTGGGCGTGGACAACTGGGCCATGTTCGCGGAGAAGGGCGGCATCCAGGGGCAAGTGACGTTCCTGCCGATCCAGGAGATCGCCGAGGTGATTTCACAGCTACGGGTCGAGCTACAGGCGGCGCAGCAGCATGTGTACGAGGTGCTGGGCATCAGCGACATCATGCGCGGCGCGAGCGATCCCAACGAGACGCTGGGTGCGCAGGAACTGAAGGCGCAATTCGGCTCATCGCGTATCCAGTCGAAGCAAAGCGACATCGCGATGTGGATCGCACGCGGCCAGCGCATCAAGGCCGAGATCATCTCGAAACATTACGACGCGCAGACGATCATCAACGAATCCAACATCATGTCCACACCGGACAAGGCGTTGGCGCAGCAGGCCGCGGATCTCATTAAGAACGCGGAAATGCTGAAGTGGAAGATCAGTGTCGATCCCGACACGATCGCCGCTCTGGACTGGGCGAAAGAGCGTGAGGCCCGGTCTCAGTTCCTCGAAGCGGTCGGTGCCTTCATCGAGAAGATGGGCCCGCTCGCGATGCAAGCACCCGCCGCCGCGCCGTTCCTGTTCCAGTTGTTCCAGTGGGCGATGGGTGGCTTTAAAGTGAGCAAGGAGATCGAGGGAGTACTCGATCAGTGCTTGCAGGCCCTGCAACAAGGCGCATCGCAGCCGAAGCAACCGACGCCGCAGGATGACAAGATCAAGAGCGAGACCGCCAAGAACATGGCGACCGCGCAGAAGACCTCCGTGGAGACGCAGAACCTGCAGAACCCGGTGCTACAGATCCTCGACAAACTTCCACAGCCGGCACCCGTCGGCGGTCACCCAGGAGCAAAGTGATGGACCAACAACCGCAAGTCCCGCAACAGCAAGCGCCCTCGACGATGCAGTCAATCATCGCGCGCGTGAAGGCCCTTCGCGGGCTCGTGCAGCAAGGGCAGCCGCAGCCGGCCATGGTAGGCCAGGGTGCTGCCCGTAATGCGGCCGACCAGTTGCAGCAACGTCCCGCGCAGCAGCGTGACGCCATCGACGCGATGACTCGCTGATGGCCTTCGCCCACCACCCGTTGTTCAAGCCGGCGCCGGAAGTTACGGGGCCGACCGAGGTTGCGGAACTCATCAAGGCGATCGATCTTGAGATTCAGTGCAACCATCCCGCCTGCGGAGTGCGCGTGTTCGACTCGTCGCAGGCGACGGTCGATCTGGCGCGCATCGCGCTCTACCTGTTGCAGACGATTCGGACGCATGCACACCCGACCGGCGACAGCATGTTTAAGCCAGGACGATGAAGCGCACCTTCGTTTACATTGACGGCGTCGCGTACGAGCGCGGCGTTGACGTGCTGCCTACCGAGCCGACATCGCAGCTTGGCGCTGGCGCGCTCTGGGGTGATCGGCACTACGACGGTCTGCGCACGACCGATGGCGTGCCGATCGACACACGCACGAAGCACCGCGAGTACATGCGGCGCACCGGGCTCACGACTGCTGACGACTACAAGAATCAATGGGCGCAGCAAGCAAAAGAACGAGCAGACGTACACACCACGGGTGGCGACCACAAGGCACGCCGCGACGATGTCGGGCGCGCTGTTTACGAGGTGATGGAGCGCAACCGGAGAAAGTGATGTCGTTCGATCCTTTTCAAGGCCCGTACACGGGAAATTCATTCGGCGGTGTCTCGCCCGGCTTCGGCATCTCGGGTCAAGGCACCGGCCAGCTATACGGCTTCGGCTCGGGTCAGGCCTCGCGCCCTGGCGGTCCCGCGGGCTCGAACACGCTGGGCTACAACATCATGGATACGGTCGCCAGGGACCCTGTGAGCCGCTACCTGCACACGCACACCAGCGGCTGGCTGCAAGACCCTGGCGCTGCGATCCTGCACATCCTAGGCGGTCCTGGCGCGGCTACGCCTGCTGCTCCGCCGCCACAGATGCGCGCGCTACAGAGCACGCCGGGCGCGGCGAATCCTGCCGGCAATCTGTCGGCGCAGCTTCGAGCGCAGGCGCTGCGCAAACCGACTAGCGCGCAACAACTGAAGAGCGGTCAGACCGTCAACTTCGGCAGCGGCCCGAGCTATGCGGGCGGCCCTAGCGATCAGGTGCCGTACCCGGTGGCGTAATGGATACGATCGAGAACCTAGACCAAGCGATCTACGGCGGCATCCGTGAAGGCGGCAAGGCCGCTCGCGCCATCGCGCAGAACATGGGCGCGTCCGCGATCGGTGGCGTCACCGGTATCGGCTCGCTGCTGGCTGGCGAGGGTCACGCGAAGGCCACAGCGCGCATCAAGGCGCTGCAGGAGAAGCTCGGCTACACGCCCGAGGATACGCGCACGATCGAGAACATCAACGTTCCGTTCGAAGCGTTGAATAAGCACGTGATCGAGCCTGCCGGCGACATCGCCGCCGAGTACGGTGGCCCGCTGGCGGGCGCCGCCGCGGTGACCGGGCTCAACATGATCGGGCCGAAGGGTGCAAAGGCCAAAGGCCCAGGCAAGTTCCAGACACGCCCAAGCATCGAGAAGCCGTTCGAGGGAAATCTGAAGGGCGCGACCGCGGATGTCACTGGCCCGCACGCGCCGTTGCAGCAGGTGGCGAACGACTACATGGCGAGCACCGGCCGGCAGAATCGGCCGCAGCAGGAATTCGTCAACGTCGATCCCGGCTTCGCGAAGACCGTCGCGGACGCGTACGAGCATATGGCGCATGCGCCGAATGACCCGAAGGTCGCGGCGGCGTACAAGGCGATGATCGATGAGACCGGCGCGCAATACAACGCTTTAAAGGGGGCTGGCTACAACTTCGAATTCATGCCGGCGTCGGGTGATCCGTACGGCAACCCGCGCAACGCGGTGAAGGATCTGCAAGAGAACAAGCATATGTATGTCTTCCCCACCGAATCAGGCTTCGGCAGTGGTGAGATCACGAATAATCCGCTGCTGGGCCAATCAGGTGAGACATGGGGCGGCAAGCCGGTCACGCACAATGATCTATTCCGTGCGGTGCATGATGCCTTCGGCCACAGCAAACAAGGCGTCGGGTTCCGCGCTCGGGGCGAAGAGAACGCGTTCCAGCAGCACATGGGGATGTACTCGCCCGAGGCGGCGCGCGCGATGGCGAGTGAGACCCGCGGCCAGAACTCGTGGGTGAATTTCGGCCCGCACGGCGAAGCGAATAAAACCGCGAGCCCGACCGGCACCGTCTACGCAGAACAGAAAACCGGGCTCCTGCCCGACGAGATGATTTTCGGTCGCACAAACCGCGAGCAGCGTCCGGTGGATATCACTCGCGGCCAGGGGCGCAAGCAACGCGGCGCCTTGAATTTCAGCGATGAGGACCCGTTCGCTCCGGGCAGTGGCAGCAGCGAGGCCAATCCAGGCTTTGCTCGCGCGACCGCGTTGCGTGGCGGACCAGTCTCCGAGGCGCCGTATCCCGGCATCCATTCCAATCCGCGCGAGCTTGTCGCCAACGCGAACGTCGCGCCCGAGGATGCCATCATGAGGCGGCTCTTCGGCGTCGATCGGCAGGATCTGTTCGACATCTCGAAGGGCGGCACGCGCCAAGGAAACATCGCGGAGCGCCCGTACAAGGCCGCAGCGAACGCGCGCGGGTCAGCCGCCGCGCAAGAGGTGGCGACGCCCGAGAATGCGGCCCGGATGCAGGACATCATCGGCGCGGCACGCGAGCGGCCGGATCTCTTTAAAGGTATGGCGTCGTGGTACACGATGGACCCGCTCTACGACCAGTTTGTGAAGATGTATGGACCTGAGGAGGCCATCAACCAGTACAAGCGCTTCAACACGTTCACCGGCATGGCATCGCCCGGCAGCGAGGTGCTGACCGAACTCAATCGCGGCACCGCGGCGCGGATGATGGCCGACAAAGGCAAGTTCGAGGACTTCATGAAATACGGCGGACAGGCGGAGCATGAGCGTGGCCGCAACTTCCCGAAGGATCTGAAGGCGGTGATCGGTCATCCGTATCACAGTACCGCGCAGGCGGTGCCGATGGCGAAGTTCCAGAACACCGGCAACGTGGAGATGGGCAGCGCGAAGGTTCCGAGCTACATCGCCGCCAGCGGCGTGCCTGAGACCGGCTTCCAGACGCAATGGCCCGTGGGCGACGCTCACTGGTCACGCCTCATAGGCCTGCCAGAGACGCGCACGATGCGGCCTGAGGCCCGTGGCGCGAGCGCGAGCGTACCGGAGATGACGACGCTGACCCCGTGGTGGCAGGAGCAAGTCGCCAAGGCCAGCGGGCTCGAATCCGTGCCGGCGCAGGCCGTCGCGTGGGGCGCGGGCTCGCACGCAACCGGCATCACATCACCGATCGGAGCACCAAAACTCGAACTGCTGGCGCAACAGATCGAGAAGACCGCACAGCGCCTCAAGGTATCACCCGAGACCGCTCGCGATCTCGTCATCGCCGGCAAGGCACACGCCGGTCACATCGATCCAAAACTCGCGGCGGCTATCGCTGCCGCGGCAGCAGCAATCACAGGAGGCAACAATGCCGCTGAATAAATCAGGAAGCAAAGCCGCAGTCTCGGAGAACATCGAAACCGAGATGGGCGCCGGTAAGCCCCAGAAGCAAGCAATTGCCATCGCGCTGAACACGCAACGCAGAGCGAAGGCCGGAACACGAGTCAATTCGCTGCGATCCTATAAACCGACCCACCCGTAAAAAGGAGTCTACATGTCTGACGATCTTCGCGCTGATCTTGCCGCCGCTATCGAGACCAGCGCCGCATCCACCAACGAGGCGAAACCTGTTGCCGAATCGACACCGGCCGTTGTAGCAGAAATCCCGGATCTGTCGAAAGGCCTCCCGGAGCCCAAGGAAGCCGCCGTAGAGACGCCGGAAGTCGGCGCCCCTGGCGAGGCACACCCGAGCGGCGACGGCCGCACCAGGGACGCGCAAGGCCGCTTCGCGAAGGCTGCGGAGAAGGCCGAGGCCGCGCCTGTGGTTCCTGCCGCGGCGCCGAAGGCTGGGCCGGATGGCAAGACACCTGCCCTTGATCCGGCGGCAGTCAAGGCCGCTGCGGACGCTGCGCAGGCGGCGAAGAACGCGTCGGTGCTGCGTGCGCCGCAATCGCTGAACGCTGGCGAGCGCGAGCACTGGGCGACGACGCCGAAGGCGGTCCAAGAGGCCTTCATCCGGCGCGAGCAGCAAGTGAACGAAGTGCTGCAGAAGACCGCGGGCGCGCGCCAATTCACGGAGACGATGACGCAAGTTGTCAATCCGTTCCTGCCGATGATCCAAAGCACCGGAGCGAACCCGTTTGAATTCATCCATGGCATGCTGCAGGCTGCGTCGATTCTGCGCGGCGGCACGGCGCAGGACAAGGCCGGTTTCATTGCGCACCTCATCAACCAGCACGCGGTCTCGATCGATCTGCTCGATCAGATCGTCAGCGGGCAGGTGCAGCCGACGCAGCAAGGCCAGCAGGGTGGCGTCGATCCGGCGCTCATCCAGCAAATGGTCGCGCAGCAGGTGGCTCCGTTCCAGCAGATGATGCAGCAGGTGGAGCAGCAGCGGAACCAGAATTTCACCCGGCTGCAGGGCGAAACGAACAACGAGATGGAGACTTTCGCCGCGGACCCCAAGAACGAATTCTTCAATGAAGTCAGGGGCTTGATGGCGAATCTGATCGAGATGGAACTCAAGGAAGGCCGCGACATGGGCTTCCAGGAGGCCTATCAGGCGGCATGCCTCTTGCATCCTGACGTAAAAGGGGTTACACTGTCAAGGCAGAAGTCCCAAATCGCCCAGCAGCAGCACGCAGCAGCGCAGAAGGCCAAGGCCGCATCTGGCTCGCTAACCGGCTCACCGGGCGGTGGTTCTTCGATCGAAGCATCTGATGGCTCCCTTCGCGGGGACCTGATGGCAGCGATCAGCCAGCATCAGCATTAAAGGTTAGCCCCCGGCAGGACGGGGGACTGCGAACCCACAGGGCCATCGCGGAGTTAGTCCGACGAGCACACCCATGCTCGCCAAAGTCGGGGCGCCAGTCTAATCGGCACGCTCACGGTGGAGGAAACCTCGGGCCACTCGCAGTCCCCTACAACCTAACGGGAGTAAACCGTGACCTTCGCAAACGCGAACTACTCGGACATCATCGCGACCACGATTCAAAACCGGTCGAAGAAGATCGCCGACAACGTGAAAAAGGCCAACGCGGCCTATGCCAAGCTCTCCGAGCGCGGCAACGTCAAATCCTTCGGTGGCGGCAACGTCATCGTCCAAGAACTGTCGTTCGCTGAGAACGGCAACGCCGGCTGGTACAGCGGATACGACTTGCTGCCGATCGCGGCGCAGGACGTCATCAGCGCGGCCGAATTCACCATCAAGCAACTCGCCTGCCCGGTCATCATGTCCGGTCTGGAAGACCTGCAGAATAGCGGTCCCGAGGCATTCATCGATCTGATGGAAGGTCGCATCGGCGTTGCGGAAGCAACGATGCAGAACCGGCTGGGCGCGGGCGTTTACGCCGATGGCACCGGCACGGGCGGCAAGGAACTGACCGGCCTCAACGCCGCGGTTCCGCTCGATCCGACGACCGGCACGTACGGCGGCATCGATCGCGCAGCGTTCACCTTCTGGCGCTCGACGATCAACGATGTCCTGACGAACACCGCAGTGACGAATCCGGGTCCGGTCCAGGCGACGCTGAATACCGCGTGGTCGGGGTTGGTGCTCGGCACGGAGCGCCCGGATCTGATCCTGATGGACAACGTGATGTGGCAGAACTATGTCCGTGAACTGCAGACCCTGCAGCGCTTCACGGAGCCGAAGACGGCCAGCTTTGGTTTCCCGTCCATCAAGTTCATGGACGCGGACGTGGTGCTGGACGGCGGCATCGGCGGGTTCTGCCCGGCGAAGACGGCGTTTCTGCTCAACACCAAGTACATCTTCCTGCGCCCGCACTCGAAGCGCAACATGGTGCCGCTGAACCCGAACAAGCGCTACGCCGTCAATCAGGACGCCGAGGTTCAAATCCTCGCCTGGGCCGGCAACCTCGCGATGAACGGCGGGCGTTACCAGGGTCGCGTCAAAGACACGCGTCCGTAATCCATCCCCTCGTGGTGGGTGGGTTGGGGGCCTAAAAACCCCCTCTTTTCCGCCACACAACCTTTCGAGGAAACTCAAATGACCTACCGTGCAATCGGCACCATCGGCCCGGACCTGTCGAGCATCGACACGGTCGCGAAGTTCCGCGTGGGCCAAGAAGTAGAAGCGTTCGACGACGTGCTCCAGATCCAGGGTACGTTCGTATATCTCCCCGGTGTCGCAGCGACTGCTGTGGGCACGCTGGTGGATTACTCGCTGGTCGGTACGCCGGTCACCGCTATCTCACCCGCAACTGGCGGCAATGGCCAGATCGCCGTCTCGCTGACGGCAAACATCCTCGCGGCGAACTTCGCATGGTACCAAGTCCGTGGCCTCGCCGCGGTCAAGGCGCCGAACGCGATGGTGGTTGGTGCGGAAGTGTGGATGCTTGCAGCTACGCCCGGCAGCGTCGATGACGCCGTCGTCGCGGGTGAGCAGGTGCTGAACGCCAAGGTGGGAACCACGACCGGCACGCCGGCCGCGGGTCTCGCGTACGTTCAGATCGACAAGCCGTTCCATCAGGGTGGCATCACCTAAGACAGGGAGGGGGCTTCGGCCCCCTCTTCCTTCCACCGCTTTAAAGGACATCCATGTCACTCGGCAGCGATTGGGCAATCAACAGTGCCCCCGTGGCAGCGACGCAAGCGACGGCCAGCAAGGCCGCACAGGCGGGCTTTCGCCACAAATGCACCGGCTTCTCCCTCGGTATCGATGCCGTCGCGGCGCAGGGCGACATCGTGTTCAACCTTCGTGATGGTGCCACCGGTGCCGGCACGATTCTCTGGTCGATGCGACTTTCGGCTGCTGCCGGAACCTCGCGCGACATCACTGTCGCTGGTCTCTCGATCGGCGGCTCAGGCAATACCGCGATGACGCTTGAAACTGTCGGCGCACCGGCTGCAACGAATTTCGCGTACGTGAATCTCACGGGCGCAACTGAACCCGCGGCCTAATGTCGCGGCACAGGGGACCTACAGAGCGCACAGTCTCAAGGCCCCTTGTTCACCCTCACCAGAGGAGCAAGCATGCAACAGTACACCCGTGAAGAACTCACGAACCTGCAGAATGAGGACACCGACTTCAGCAAGCTGGACGCGATGATCGAGATGGAGCAGCACGTGAGCGAGAATCCTCGCTTCGCGGGCGACGCCAAGCTCTACGCGCAATTCTTCTCGAAGCCCGTGAAGAATCCGCTGCTGACCGAAGAGCAGAAGCGCCCGATCTATGAGAACACGGACTACGTGAAGATCATGGTCCCTGGCGACAAGCTCAACATCAACATCCGTCCCGCGACCGACGAGGACAAGTTCCGGTTCCAGCGCCAGTATCACGCGTACCTGAAGAACGCGTCGCAGGAAGTCGGCACGCCGCTCTCGCAGGTTCCGTTCCTGAACGCTGCCCAGGTCGAGGAACTCAAGTTCTTCCACATCACGACCGTGGAAGCGCTCGCCGGCATCAACGACAGCATCGCCCAGAAGTTCATGGGGATGCAGTCGTTCAAGCAACAGGCGCAAGAGTATCTGAAGAAGGCCAACGATCTCGCTGGCGATACGCGCGACAAGCAAATCGCGCAGCTTCAGGAGCAGGTTGCTGCCCTCCTAGCGGCGCAGAAGACCGCGGCCCCGAGCGACGCCGAAGTCGAAAAGAACAACGACAAGGCGCCGGAACTGCAACGTCCTACACTGCACACGAAAAAGTAAGGAGGCCTCGTGGCGTTCAACATTCTTCTGCGTGACGATACTCTGCTCAACATAGTGCAGGGCGTCGCGCGGCGCGTGGGGTTCGCCACGACCGTTGCAGATGCGGCGGGATCAACCGATCCCGCCATAATCCAGATGGTCGTCGCAGTCAATGACGCGATGGCCGATATGCTGGGCGAGTTTCAATGGCCCGACTTCGTCACCAAGTCCAACATCTCGATCATCGCGGATGCGCCAGGGCAGGTGGAGAAGGCCTTCGATCTGCCGGCCGATTTTTTCTCATTCATCCAACGCACACAGAACGATCGCACCTCGATCTGGCCCGCGTACACGTCCGTGAATCCGCAGGCATGGCAGGCGCTGCAGACGATCGCCGTCGGCATCAACGTGCAGGTGATGTGGCGCTACAAGCTGGGCCAGTTCTGGGTGCTTTATCCCCCGAGCGTGGCGCACAATTTCCAGTTCGAATATCTGTCGTGCGGCTATATCAAGGACGCGACGGACCCGACGATCCTCAAGAACTTCGCCGACAAAAACGGCGACATCATCCGGTTCGACCCGTACCTCGTTCAACTGTATGCGGTCGCCAAGTGGAAAGAGATCAAGGGCTTCGACACGACGACCGCGATGGCCGCGTTCGCTCGCGCGTACGACCAGCGCTACAACCGCCAGCAGACCGCCGAGGTGGTTTCAATGATCGCCGGCTGCCCGCCGGCCAATGATCTACATCTGATCGATGCCTCGAACCTGCCGATCACCGGCTATGCCGGGGTGGTCTCCTAATGGGCGTCCCTGTCTCGCGCCGGCAGCGCGTGTACCAGAGGCAGGTAGCTCGCGCCGCCGTACAACCCCAAGAGTCACAGTTGATCCCGGTCATGGCACCGATCGGGGGCCTCAACTTTAAAGACAGCATCATCGCGATGCCGATCAGCGACGCGCTGCGAGCGCAGAACGTGCTGATGCGGACCGATGGCGTGATGCTGCGCCCAGGCTGGAAACAGCACGTCACAAACATCCTCGACCCCGGCGTGAGCGCCGAGACCGATGTCAAGACGATGATGCCTTACATCGCCACCAGCGGCGTGCTCAATAATCGGCTTTTCGCCGCGGTTCACGAGACCGTGTTCAACGTTACCGACACGACCAGCACCCCGGTGGTCGGCTTCACCGACGCCGCCGCGACCGGCATCTGGTCGCACACGATGCATTCGAACACAGACAACAACATGTTCCTGTGTGCGGTGAACAATGGCGGCGGCTACTACACTTACGATTCGACCGGCGGCTGGATCAAGCGCACGCTGACGGGTGGACCGACGAACATCACCAACATCACCTCGGTCACATCTGCGAAGAACCGCCTCTGGTTCACGTTCGAGAACAACAACAGCGTCTGGTACCTCGCGCTTGGTGCCATCGCTGGCGCGCTCACGCAATTCCCGCTCGGGCCGCTGCTGACGAAGGGCGGCGTTCTGCAGTGCTGCGCCACCTGGACAAAGGACAGCGGTGGCGGTCAGGACGTAAAAGATTTCTTTGTCGCCTTTGGCGCGCAAGGCAACGTGATCGTGTATGAGGGTGCAGACCCGAGCAGCGCGGCTACGTGGAATCTCGTCGGCAATTGGGATCTCGGGCGCTTCCCCGTGGGAACGCAATTCTTCACGAAGAAGGGTGCCGATCTGATGGTGCTCTCCTCGCGCGGCATCACGCCGATGTCCGCTGTCGTCAATGGCACCTACAACCTGGAGACCGGCGGGCCGATCTCGTTGAAGATCAACAACGCGCTGGTGCCGGCAATCAACACTGACATCACGCTCCCTGGCTGGGAAGTCCGCGTTCTGCCGAAGATCGACTCGCTGATGATTCTGCAACCGAAGACCCCCGCCGGTATCAACACCCAATGGTTGATGTCGCTGACCACCGCGGCATGGTCTACCTTCGACAATGTCGAGATGACGTGCAGCACGCTCTTCAACGAGACCTTCTATTTCGGTCGGCGCGGCGGCATCGTCGCCGTCGGCATGCAACTCGGGTACGACACTGACGGTGAGACACTCGCGGCGGTTGCCGGCACCGTGGTCGAGGGGGATGTGCAGCCAGCGTTCAACCCGTTCGAGACCCCGGGCATACTCAAGACCTTTCATGCCGCGCGCCTGATCTTCATCGCGCCTGCTGCCCCCAGCGTGTCGATCCGCATGAACACGCAGTTCAACATCCAGGCCGCGCCGGGCTCGCCGTCCTTCACGCCGTCATCCGGCTCTCGCTGGGACGTGGCGAAGTGGGACGAAGGGGTCTGGGCGGGCGCTGACGCCACGTTCGAGGTGTGGGCAGGCATCACCGGGGTCGGGTACTACGGCAGCCTGCGGATGAACCTGCGGGGCCTCCCTGGCACGGCCTTCAGCGCCGCGCACATTCTGTTCGTCAATGGTAGCCCGCAGGCCCTGATGTGAGACTCGTCAACGGCCCTCAGGACTCGCTTGCGACGTGGCTATGCCGCGAGATCAACCTCGTGCCGTCGCCGCACCTGCGCTGTCTGGGGGTGGTCGATAAAATGGGGGTCTTGCGCGCCGTCATAGGATATGATAACTTTAATGGGTCCGCGATCGAAATGCACGTCGCAGGCTACGGTGGTCATTGGATCACCCGGAAGGTTTTGAAGGCCGCTTTTGACTACCCGTTCAGGGTATGCAAAGCGAAGGTGATCGTAGCGAAGGTAGTCAGCACCAACGACGCCGCTCTGCGACTCGATTATAAGCTGGGCTTCAGGCTGTGTGCCACCATCCCCGATGGACACCCCGATGGCGCTCTCCAGATTTTGACCATGACGCGGTCTCAGTGCCGTTTTCTAGGGGATGTCCATGGGTGGGAAATCCGCTCCTCCGCCGCCTCCGGTTCCTGACTACGCCGGCCTCGCAAACCAGCAGGCCACGCAGCAGAACCAACTCACGCAGCAGCAAACCTGGGCGAACCGTCCTGACGTTAACACGCCGTGGGGCTCGCAGTCTTGGGGCGCCTCTTCGACTACCGATCCCTCTACCGGTCAGCCGGTCACGCGCTGGCAGCAGAACGTTTCGCTGAATCCGCAGCAGCAGAGCGCGCTCGATTCGCAGATGAAAGTGCAGACGGGCTTGAGCGATCAGGCGTCGTCGTTCCTTGGCCGGGTGCAGGGCTCGATGAACGAGCCGGCGAACTGGGATAATCTTCCTGCGCAGGCTACAACGCCTCAGGGCGGACCGCTGAACACCCAGGTAGGCGGCAGCGGCGCCTATGCCTCGAAGGCCGGGGACGCCGTCTACAACCGCGCTACGAGCCGTCTGGACCCCCAGTTCGCCCATAAGCAAGAAAGCACCGACGCTGCCCTGCTCGGGCGCGGGCTCACGCGCGGCAGCGAAGCCTGGAACCGGGCGCAGACCGAACTCGGCAATGAGCGCACCGACGCCTACGCGGGCGCGCGCGCCACCGCCGATTCGACCGCTGCAGCGGAAGGCCAGCGGATGCAGCAGATGGATCTCGCTTCAGGTCAGTTTGGCAACGCGGCGCAATCGCAGGCCTGGAATCAGGCGTTGCAAGGCTCGAACTTCCAGAATCAAAATCGGCAGCAGTCGATCGCGGAGCAGCAGACCCGCCGCTCACAACCGCTGAACGAACTCAACGCGCTGCTCTCGGGCCAGCAAGTCGGCAATCCCAACTTCCCGCAGTTCCAGACCGCAGGCGCCGGCACGGCCCCGAACATCATGGGCGCGACCGGGCAGCAGTACAACGCCGCGATGGATCAGTACAACGCCGGCATCAACAGCGGCAACGCGCAGCAGCAAAACGCCATCAACGGCACGACCGCGCTGGCAGCGATGTACTTCTCGGACCGCTCTTTAAAGCGAGGCATCAAGCGCATCGGTATGACGAAGCGCGGGACGCCGTTGTACATCTACAAGATGCATGGCAAGACCACCATCGGCGTGCTCGCGCAGGAAGCGCCGGCAGACGCGCAGTGGAACATTGGCGGCATCATCGCCGTCGATTACATGAAGGTGTGACATGGACGACAATCTTCTCCAATACCTGATCGCGATGGGCGACCTCACGCCGCAAGAGGCGCAGATCGCTCGCACCGAGCAACGCGCCGAGGCGCTGCGCGGCATGGCGCAGCCGGCGGTTCCGCAGCAAGGACGCGTGGCCTCGCGCATGCCGGGGAATTTATGGTTCCCTGCCCTGGCCGGCGCGATCGGCGGCGGCGTGCTCCAGCAGCGCGCGGACAAGCAACGTGAGGGTCTGCAGGGCTCGCGCGACAAAGCGTTCCAGCAATTCGTGCGCTCGCGCCAGCCACAGCAATCGCAGTTCCCTCAGTACCCGACCGGGTACGGGCTCAACGATATGCCGACGGAGTAGCGCGTGTACGACGGTCTCGAAGAGGATCTCGGGCAATTCGGCTTCTCGCCGGTCCCACCTGCGGTGCTGCGTAAGAATGCGCTGCGCGGAATCATCGCGCCTCCGCTGACCCCGCAGCAAAGTCTCGCGCCGCAAGCGCCGACGCCGCAGTCGTTCAACCCGCAGATTCAGCAACTCCAGGATCAGGCGGCGAATTACCAGCAGCAAGGCATCGCCCTGATGGCGCAGAAGCCGGATGTGTCGGCCTTCCAGCGCTACGCGAAGCAACGTGCCGGCCAGGGCGCCGATGACGCCGTGATGGCGATGGCGGCACAACGCGCCGGCATGAAGGATATAGGCCAATCGCTCTTCAAGCGCTCGCTCGAAGCACAAAATCCGATCACCGCCGGCAAAGATGGCATGGTCACTCCTGAGGGCGACTTCATGGAGGACCCGGTGGCGCACAAAGAGCAGCGGATCAACATGCTGCTCTCGACCGCGACGAAATATGATCAGATGGCGCAGCGTGCGGTGGATTTTCAACAACGGCAACAAGCAACCATTCAAGCAAATGCGTTACGAGAGCAGGCGCGGCAGGACGGTCTCGCGATTCGCCAAGGTATGTTGGCCGTCGCACAAGGAAGCCTAGCCACTCGCCAAGCCGCTGGGGAGGCTACATTGCCTCAACAGACTCTTGACATGATGGCTGACCAATATTTAGCAGGCGATCGTACGGTACTGCAGAATCTCGGCCGCGGTATGCAAGGTGCTTCGAATCTTGTCGCACTGCGCGCGGCTATCCAAAATTCCGCGCAACGCAAAGGCATGAGCGGACCACAAATCGCGCAGACCATCGCAGAATTCGAGGGCGTGAAATCCGGCGAGCGTGCCGCCGGTACGCGTGGAGCGCAACTGAGCATTGCGGGTGAAGCTGCAGATAAGGGCGCGGATCTGGTGATCGAAGCCTCCGCGCAAGTGCCACGCACCAAATGGGTCCCAGTGAATCGCGCGTTGATCTCCGCTCGCAGCAATACCGGCGATCCAAGTGTGGTCGCTTTCGGCGCTGCGGTGAACTCATTTGTGAACATGTATGCTCGTGCGATCAGCCCGACCGGGCAGCCTTCGATCAGCGACAAGGACCATGCGCGTGACATGCTGCAGACCGCGCACAGCCACGATCAAGTTATCTCGATCGTCAACCAACTGAAAAAAGAGGTTCAGGTAGAACGCAATGCGCTGCATACTTCGCGGGATGAGCGGCGAGGCAATAGCAGCACCGGAGCCGCTCCAGCTTCCGCTGGTGGGATCAAGTTCCTAGGATTCGAGTAAATGGCTATTGCCCGGGTCCAACTGCCGGATGGTCGTATTGCTCGATTGGAAGTACCCGAAGGGACTTCTCCCGAGCAGGTATTGCAATTCGCAAATGAGCAGGCCAAAGGAAACACCTACGCCGATCGCGTGCAGCAGCATCGAGATCAACTGGCCAAAGAGGATGCGGAAGCGGAGCGAAGCCGGTTTAAAGAACAGGAGGCTAATCAACCACTGTGGAAACGCGCGGCCGCGAACCTGGGCGCCGGCATGACGAATCTGGTGCAGGGAGCGCAGCAGATTGGACGGCATCTCACTGGGGAATCCGGCCAGACCTTATCCGATCAGATTACCGGGGGCAATTCCGAGGACGAGGCGGTGCGGGAGAAGCGCCGTATCGATGAGCAACTAGCGGAAACCATGCCCGGCGGAAAAACGATTCAGTTCGCGGGCGAAGTATTGCCGACGATGGTCGTTCCAGCCGGCGCAGCCTTCAAGGGCCTTTCCTTGGCCGGTAAAGTCTTTCCTCGCGCTTTGGCGCGTTTCGCGCCGAAGGCAGGCGGAACCGCAGCCGCCGTGCTCGATGCGTCTCTTATGGGTGGCGCAGCCGGCGCGCTGCAGCCGGTAACTTCAGAGGAATCCCGCGGCTTCAATGCTGCGTTAGGAGCCGCTGGCGGCGCGGTACTGCCTGCTGTCGTAGGTGCCGGCCGGCGGCTGTATCGTACGTTGTCTAGGAACGGCACAGCGACGCGCGCGGCCGAAGATCTATCTGGACGTGCCGGAACCGCGGCAAGCGACGCAGAGCGCGCTCTGGCGGCTCCTGGAGGCCAGGATATCCCGCTCTCGACGGCGGCAACCGCCGGAAGCCCCGAATTAGCGATGGCCGAGCGCGCCAGCCGTGCTCGCAATCCGGCGGCCTGGGCCGAAAAGGACGCCGAGACCGCACGTGGCGTCTGGGGGAACGTGGAACGCGCCACGGACAATCTGTCGGATCTGGGCGCGCATAAGTCGGTGCGTCAGTCGAATTGGAACGCCCGCATGGGCGAGATGGCGAACAACGTCGACCCAGCGATTTTCAAGGCGGAGGCAGAACAATTTCGCAACCTGATCGAGCAGGCCAAGCGTACGCCGCAGGGCCAGAACCAGATGCGGGGTGTGCTGCAGGAAATCTCCCGACAGTTCGACGAGATGGGCGGGGACATCACGCCGCAGCACCTCGCCGCGCTCCGCGCCCGCATGTCCGGGCAGGTGAAGGGAACGCCGCTGACGGACCCATTCCGCTCGGCACCGACGACCGATCCGTACTACATGTCGCTGCGTGACGCGCTCGATCAAGTATTAGAGAAGTCATCCGGCGGTAACTGGAGCCCGGTCAACGCCGGCTACAAGGCCGAGAGCCGGCCGGTCAATGCCTCGCGTGCTTCTCAGGCGATCCGTGAACGTTTCCAGACGCAGCAAGGTGTTCCGGTCGCAGGTGAAGTCGGTGGGGTGCCGAAGGTCACCGAGCACGCTCTAGCGCGCACGATCGCGAGCAAGGGCGAGAGTCGTTTCGGCGACGAACTCGCGCCCGGCACGCGGCAGCGTCTGACACGCACGCTCGATGCGCTGAAAGCACAGAACATTACTCAGCGGGTGAAGAACGCCGGTACCGGTGGTGGCGGCTCGAATACCGCGATGGATCTGATCGCGTCCGGCGCGCAAGAAGGCGTCGGTATGGCGATGGGCCTGCCAGCGACCGTTGTGTCCTCTTTAAAAGCTCTGGTGACTCAGCGTGGCGATCGCCTTATGAATCAAGAACTCGATCGGCTGCTCCAGAATCCGCATCAATACATCGACGCCGTACGCCGTATCCAAACGAGCGGCGGACAACTCTCCATCCCGCAACGCCAATTAATCGCGGGTCTTCAGCAGTCTATCGCGGCCACACCGGCCGCACTCGTCGGAGCGGCCAATGCCCCGTAATGGATCTGGTACCTACACGCTCCCGAGCGGCAACCCGGTGGTTTCCGGGACGTTGATTCAGTCCACCTGGGCGAATCCGACGATGGCCGACATCGCGGCCGAACTCACGAATTCGCTCGCGCGCAACGGCGCGGGCGGTATGACCGGCCCGCTGCAACTTTCGAATGGCAGCGCGGCTACGCCGGCTTTATCTTTCTCGTCGGAAACGACGATGGGCCTCTATCGCATCGGTGCTGCCCAACTCGGCATCTCGGTTGCCGGCACGCTGCGCGTCTCGCTCTCGACTTCGCTCCTGAATGTGACTGTGCCGGGGGACTTCGACAGCACGCTGAACGCCGACGGGGATTTCACCGTCAACACCAATAAATTCATCGTCACTGCGGCGAGCGGCAACACCGTAATCGCCGGCACGGTGGTCGGGGTATCGTTCGCCCCGACCGGCTCCGGCATTCCGGCGAACGGCATCTATCTTCCGAGTGCCAATACTCTCGGCTTCGCCTCGAACAGCACCGCGCGCGGTTCTATCTTTTCAACGGGCGCGTGGGTCATTAACGACCCGACCGGCGGAGTTATCCCGCTGCTCGTGAATGGTGGCCACATCAAAGCCAAGGGGGTAGCTTCCGGAACGGCCGCAGCGATTTCCTTGGAAAACAACGGCGCATCGCGTCGTTGGCGCTGGGTCAACGGGGTAGGCTCTGAATCAGATGGGACGTTGGCGCTCTATGAGGACATCGGGGGTCGTCAGATCCTCAGCATCCTGCCCGCTGGGAATGTCTCTTTCGGTGCGCCATCAAGCGGTACCCCTGTCTCTATCACTTCGAACGGCTCGGCTGATGCGTTTCAGCTTCTAGATGGGGCTGGCCGAGATTTTCGGGTCAGCTACGCTATCGGTGGGGTTGCGATCATCGGAGCGATTAGCAACACTGAAGTCCGGCTATACACCAACAACACTTCCCGTATCTCGATTCTCGGGGCGGGCAATGTCACGGTGAATGCTCCTGCGAGCGGCGTCGGTCTTACGGTCGCCGCGGTGGCCGGCACGCACTCGACCAAGATCGCTGATTCAGC